ACGAGCAAAAACTTTTCCGATTTAAGTCTTTACATGTAGGGGAAGACATACAAAGAAATTATTTAATTGCAATTGAGCAAATCACCGTTCCGACAAACCCAAGTGTTGATGCTTATGCTTCTTTCACGGTTTGTTTCAAAGATGTAGGGGGTAACACAATAGAAAAATATACTGGTTGTAATCTCAACCCTTCATCTCCGAACTATATTGCTGCGAGAATTGGTGATCAATTTCAAGAGTGGAATGATACTGACAAACGATACAGAACATATGGAGATTTTCAAAATCAATCAAACATCTTCTACGTCGAAGTTCAGGAAAATGTAGCAAACGGTGGAGGCCAAGGCCTTGTACCCGCCGGTTTTTACGGGCCAGTCCGACCAAAAGCATTTGGTTTATTGGACGGTGGTGCTGATGTCCTTAATTCTTCTTTAACTTTGCCATTTACAGGGTCTGTTGCTCGAAATGCTGAATCAGCAAACTTGCTTCAGGGACACGGTGGAACAGCTGGTACTCCTGCAAGACTTGGGAATATTAAATCTGTTAGGTTTGAATTTCCAAAAATAAGAATGAGAAACAATGGTTCAGATGGCGGAGCTTCTGACCAAGCAAGAACTTATTGGGGTATTCGTCCAAAACTTTCTGCTCAATCAACTCAACATGATCCTGACTATGTCGATTACACAAGAGCTTTAGGCATGGATCTTGGCGAAGAGGGTACTCACGTACCATCGGAAAACTTTGAATATTCATTCATTTTCTCTCTTAACGATGTTTCTGGTGCTGCTGGTGGAAGTGTCTGGTCTTGGACCTCTGGTGCCTTTGGTGATGGTTCTACTGGAACTTCTCACACTGGTGATGGATCTGGTAGGACTTTCGGTGATTTGCTTGATGAAGGTGTTAGACAATTTGTGATGCCTGTATGGGGTGGCTCCGAAGGGTTTGACATTACAGAGATGGAACCATTGAGAAATGAACTTATCACTGATACAACCTTGTCAGAAAAAACAAACTATGTTGATTATACAATCTCAAAAGCCCTTGACTCAATCGCTGACGAAGAGGTTGTCCCCGCAAATCTTTTGACAATGCCTGGTATCTTCAGGAGATCAGCGACCAACAAG